TGATAAATTTAAAAATCATAGAAAAATTATTTTTTGTCCTACAATAAGACAATCTGAACAGATGTGTCAGTACACCTATCATAGTAAAACTAATAACGAAGATTTGTTATCCTTTGTTAATGGGGAAATTAATTCCATTAGCATGGTTAATTCAGGCGGTATAGGATTTACTTATAAAGAGGTAGATGATTTATTTCTTGTTCAAGCTGATTCTGATATCAATGGCTATACAAGTCAAAAGATTTGCAGAGCTTTATTAAAACAGCCAAATCATAAAGTAAATATATGGATTTTCAACTTATTGGGGACAAAAGATGAAAAGTGGGTTAAATCCGCTTTACAAAATTTCAAGCCAGAAAAAATCAATTATGATTATCAACTCAGAGATTTTGAATCTCTTAAGAAAATTTAAGATAAGGGAAGAAGAAGGTTTATGCTATCTGCTCTGTTTATTTTATAGAATAGAACTTCCATCTTTCATTCCTATTTCCTTAACAGAAAAAATGCTTCTTACAAATATTTTTGTCTATGAAGATAAAAAGATTAAATGGATTGTTTCTTTATGGGAACAGGAAAACACTCAATTTGACTGGGTAGAAAAAGAATATATTCCTCTCTTTACATCTTTGGGTAAAACTCCATATAAAAAAGAGTGCCTAGATAGAATGAAAAAATTCTTTTTTACTTATCCTGATATTAGAAAAGAAGAAGTTATTGATGCTACTAAACTCTACATAAGAAGAACTGAAAATAAGTTTATAAGACAGCCACATTACTTTATAAGTAAGGGTGTGGGAGTTCAAACTATAAGTGATTTACTTCAGTATGTTTACATTTATAGAGAATCCATTGAAACTTCTTCAAGTACTTTTATCGGTAATAAACTCCAATAGATATGAATTTTATAGAAGAATACAAAAAAGGTCAACAAGGAGCTAATAAAGGATTGAATATGGGAATTTCATCTCTAAATAAAGCATTAAATGGAGTACAAAAACATAGATTATTCGGTATTGCATCTCCAGCCAAGGTTGGGAAGACAACACTAGTAGACTTTTGTTTTGTTATCAATCCATATCTTCAATCTTTGGAAGAGTCTATAAACATAGAATGGATCTATTATTCATATGAGATAGATAGAATTTCAAAAGAATTTGATTATGCTACTTTCTTTCTAAACTATGACTATGGTATTGAGAAAATAGCATTAGAGGATGGAGAAACCTTTACTAGAGATGGAATTTCCTCAAATATTGTTGATTTGTGTCCCGACTATTTAAGAGGAAGATTATTAAATGATAGTGGAGATTTAATTAAGGTAAAGGAGAATATCTTTAATGCCTTAAAAGAAGTTTATGAGAAAAGAATCGTTCCTATATTTGGAGAATATTCTATAGAAGGAGTACAACTTAAACAGGGGAAAATTATTTTCATTGAGAATAGTAATAATCCAACTGGAATTAATAAAGAATTAAAGAGATATGCAGAAGCATATGGCACTTTTGTTAAAACGGATGGAGAATTTAGTAGGATCACAGGTTATCAGCCTAATGATCCTACTAAATTTACTATAATTATCATGGACCATCTTAGAAAATTAATTCCAGAACAAGGATTTACTTTAAAGCAAACAATAGACAAAATGACTGAATATTTTGTTCAGTTGAGAAATTGGTGTGATTTTACTATTGTACCAATTATACACACAAATAGAAATATCAGCAACGTAGAAAGGCTGAAATTTGCAAAAGATCAATTATATCCTACAGCAGAAGATTTGAAGGATAAAAAAACGAAAATTTATATTTCGTATTACATTTTTTTGTAATTTTGTGTTATGAAAAATATTAATTATACTCTTATAGAAGAACTTTACAAAAAAGGTTTTTCTGATAATAAAATAGCTAAAGAAATAAATTGTTCAAAGAGAACAATTACTTTGTGGAGGAAGAAAAATAATTTTCCTTCTAATTTTAAAAGAACAAAAGATATTTATGATTCTTGGTCAAAAGAAGAATTTTTAAATTTATATTATCAACATTATACTGATAAGAAAATAGCTGATATACTAAAAATTAGTGAAAAGGTTATAAATTCCTATAGAAATAAAAATTGTTTACCTTCCAATCAATCTCATAATATAGAGATAACAAAAGATATGGATGAAATTATAGTAGGAACTTTATTAGGAGATGGATATATAGATTGTAGATCGAAATCAAAGATAAAAAAAGAAAAAGATACAGCTTATCTTGTATTTGCACATAAAAAAGAACATAAAGATTATTGCTTTGCAAAATATAATAGTTTGAAAACTTTGTTTAACAGAGAACCAAAGTATAATATTCAAAGAAGAAATAATGTATTAAATGAATCATATTATGCGATTTCAATAAGTTCTTTATCTTTAAAGAAATATCGTAAAATTTTCTATATAGAAAGAGAAAAAATTATACCTGATAATATTGAAGATTATTATACAAAAAGATCTTTAGCTTATCATTATATGGATGATGGTTATAGAAAAAATAATCAATACTATCTTAGCCTTTGTTCTTTTTCTGATAGATCAATTAATAATTTAAGAAAACTTCTTTTAAAATGGAATATAGAAACTTCTTTACATAAAAAGAATATTCTATATATTAAATCAAAAAGTAATAAAAACTTCTTAGAAGCTACCGAAGAGTATATAGTAGAATGTATGAAATATAAAACCCTGTGTCCTTCTAAAATACCGTTAAATAGAGAAACTCCAGAGATGGACAATTCTATGCTAAATTAAATAGTAACATATTTATAAATGCCAAACGACTATGTAGTGAAACTCCAAAGGAGAATATAATCTACACAAGAAATCGGTACTGTATTATTACAGAAGATATAGTCTGAACTGCAAATATAATCTAAAAAAAGAAATTGCAGAATCTAAAGATAAAGAGCTTTAGAGTTAACAAAATGTCAGGGAATCTAGCTGAGGATTGTGATTATTTGCTAACAATGTTTAATCCAAATGATGAAAGATATAATTTAACCACTCATTTTGGACAAGCATTAAAGAATAATAGAGGAGAACCAATAAATCCACACTTAAGGACTATACATATAGCAGAATCAAGACATTGTTTCTTTCCTCAACACTTTTCTACTACTATGCTGGGAAATTTAAAAAAATTTAATTAGAATGTCAAAAGTTTTAGTTTTAGCGAGAAGTGGTTTTGGTAAATCCACTTCAATTGGAAAAGATGATGAATTAGGAATTATAGGATTAGATCCTAGAACTACTTTTATTATTTCAGTTAAGAATAAGCCACTACCCTTCTTTAATAGTACCAATCTATTTAAAATCACAGGAATAAATAATCCAAAAGAAGGAAACAGAGTTGTTACTAATAGTGGAGAGGAAATAGCTAGTCTTGTATTAGAACTATCCTCAGAAAGTTGTCCTTTTACTGATATTATTATTGATGATATGAATTATATAATGCAGGACTATTATATGGAGAATGCATTAAAATCAGGTTGGGATTGTCCAAAGAAAATAGGCTACTTTATGGGAAAACTCTTTAGAGCTATTGATTTCTGCGGAGAAAGTAAAAATATTTATGTTCTTGCCCACTCTGAAGAAACTGTAGGAAATGATGGAAGAACTTATGTAAAGTTCAAAACTACAGGACGTATGGTTGATGAATATTGTACTCCTGAAGGACTGTTTGATATAGTTCTTGTGGGAAGAAGTAAATTTAATGCAACCACAAAACAAGTAGTAAGAGAATTTTTAACAAATGAAGATGAGTTTATCTCATCTGCAAAATCTCCAAGAGGAATGTTTGATTTGTATATTCCTAATGATTTAGGATTAGTAAAATTGAATATTACTAAATATTATAATGGAGAAATAAATCATTAATTAATAAAAAATGGTTACAATAAAATTAAGCGAAATTAAAAAGAAAGTTGAAGAGGGTAATACATTAGGTGAATTATCTGAATTCTACAATTTATCAAAAAATCAAATGTCTTCTGTACTTAGAGAAGCAAATTTAAAAGTTAGTAAGAAAGGTTATAGAATTGTAAATGACTTAGAAGCTCAAGAAGCTACCTCTATAGAAGAGGATCAAATATTGAAAATAGAAGAAAAAGAAGGTTATTTATTGGTTCATGAACCAGATTTATTCAAATAATAAAAATATTTTAAGAAAATGAGTGAAAATAATGTAAATGGTGGATGGGGTGTAGTCAATGATGAGGACAAATCACTTCAGATAGGAGAATATGGGCACTTTGGATT